ATACCCCAAGTGGGATGGACCCTCGCTTTTTACAAGGCGGTCTGAAGTTGCTCCGAGTGTCTGGGCTATGGTCTACCAGCAAGAAGACGTCCAATCCGATTCCATATTCTCGCCAACAATTGTTGCAGGATGTGTTAACGGTATGCGAAAGCGTGGACCGCTTAAAAAAGACACGCCAGGACATCCCAAGAACGTAGATTCAACTTATACTATTATTGGCTTTGACCCAGCGGTAACAGGACGCTCTGCTTTCGTAGCAGTATCTTATAATCGCTCTGATGGAAAAATTTATGTTTTAGACTGTGTCAACATGGTTGACCCTACTCCTCAAAAAGAGAATGCTCTTATCAAGGAATGGGTAGAGAAGTTTAAGCCTCAAGAGTTTAGGGTTGAAATTAACGCCCACCAGAAGTACTATGCTATGGATACAGAACTGCGTGACTACCTAGCATCCTATGGATGTCAACTTAACTCACACTTTACTGGTAAGAATAAATGGGATGTTGGATTTGGTGTAGCATCTATGGCAAGCCTTTTTGGTTCAGCCAAGGATGGTAGATTCCAAGACAACAATATACTTGAGTTACCAAGCAATGAAGGCTCTGAAGGTCTTAAGTCTTTAGTACAGCAACTTATTATTTGGAAGCCTGACACTAAGAACCCAACTGACTGTGTGATGGCATTATGGTTTGCTATTATCCGTTGTAGGGAACTTATGCAGACATCAAGCAGAGTTGGGCAATACCAGACGAACAGATGGGCTACTAGAGCACAGATGGCTGGTAGAAGTTCACTTAATTTAGACGAAGCCTTTGCAGAGCAATGGCAAGAAACTTACAGTTAGGACGTAGATGGCATTAACAATTGAACAGATATCAGCGCGAGTTCAATCGCTGCGGTATCGTAATAGCGAGAGAGATGCTCGCAATCTAGATGTTCTTGCTGTCCGTAAAGGCAAAATATCTGAAGTCTATCCTGACTTCTTCCCAGATGGTGTAGATGCAAATGTCGTTGCAAATTTTATTGATGTCGTTGCCAGAGACCTTTCAGAGGTTATGGCTCCTCTTCCAGCAGTCAACTGCTCGGCGGCTAATGCGGTTAATGACCGTGCTCGTAATTTTGCCGATAAGCGTACTCGTATTGCTAGTAATTATTTTTCACACTCTGACCTCTCGGTCCAGATGTACTCAGGAGCAGACTGGTATATAACCTACGGTTTCGTTCCGTTTATTATAGAATTAGATGAGGAAGCAAACCTTCCCCGTATCCGCATTGAAAACCCAATTGGAGCATATCCAGAGTTTGACCGTTATGGTCGTTGCGTAGCATTTGCTAAAAGATACAGTTTAACATTAGGTGAGTTAGTAAGCCAGTTCCCAGAGTATGATAACATACTTCTTGGTGGAATGGGTTACAAGCAAGACCTAAACGGCATGGTTGAGATGATTCGTTATTACGATAAAGACCAATCAGTTGTTTATATTCCTTCAAAGGATAATTTAGTATTATCACAAGCCAAGAATCCTCTTGGTAAGATGATGGTAGTTGTAGCACGTAAGCCATCTATTGATAGCGAACTACGTGGGCAATTCGACGACGTACTTGGAATTCAATTACTCCGCAACCGTTTCGCCTTATTGGCAATGGAAGCAGCGGAGAAATCAGTACAGGCACCTATTGTACTTCCACAAGATGTACAAGAACTACAGTTGGGTGGAGATGCGGTTATCCGCACCGCCAACCCAGCAGGTGTTCGTCGAGTAGAACTTACTCTACCACAAGGCGCATTTACAGAACAGACATTACTTAACCAAGAACTTAGAGTTGGTGCTCGTTACCCAGAAGGACGTACTGGTAACATTGACGCATCTATCGTTACTGGTCAAGGTGTACAGGCTCTTATGGGAGCATTTGACACACAGGTTAAATCAGCCCAAGCAATTTTTGCTGCAGCCCTTCGTGATGTCATTAGTATCTGTTTTGAAATTGATGAAACAATCTATCCTGAAGAGAAAACAATTCGTGGTGTAGATTCTGGTTCACCTTACGAGATTACATACAAGCCAACCAAGGATATTAAGCAAGATTATTCTGCTGATGTTCGTTATGGAATGCTTGCTGGTCTTAACCCAGCCCAAGGTCTTATCTTCATGCTACAGGCTCTTGGAGGCAAGTTAATCTCTAAAGATATGGCTATGCGTGAGTTACCATTTACAGTTAACGTAACACAAGAACTTGAAAAGATTGAAATCGAGGATATGCGTACAGCATTACTCGGTGGTATTACAGCAATGGCTCAGGCTATTCCAGCGATGGCAACACAGGGACAAGACCCATCTGACATGGTAAACAAAATTGCTGCGGTTATCAAGGCTCGCCAAAAGGGACAAGCATTAGAAGATGCTATTGAGGCCACCTTTGCACCGCAACAACAGGTCCCTCCTGCTGGCGCTTCTAATCCTATGGTTGAGCAAACGTCCCCTGCTCCCTCTGGTGCTCCAGTAGGAGGCTCTCCTTCTCCCGAACAAGGTGCGCCAATGGCTGCGCCAACTCCACCACCAGATATTCAAACAATTCTTTCAAGCCTTACCGCATCAGGTAAAGCAGGAGGACGAGTAGTCACAAGAGGCTAAGTAAGTGGGGGACAATGACAACAATAATTGGTTTAGAGTATAAAGACCGTTGCTTCTTAGTTGCTGATAGTCAAACAACTGATGAGGGTGGACGTATTTATACGCATCCTGAAGTTGAAAAAATTACAGCAAATGGTTCATTTTTAATTGCAGGTTCTGGCGAAACTTTACCTTGCGACATAGCACAGCATATTTGGGAATCACCTATCCCCACAAAGCAAGACAAAGAAGACCTTTATCGTTTTATGATTAGAAAAGCAATGCCATCTCTTCGAAAGTGCATGACAGAAAATGGCTATAACTTTGATGAAGATACTAAAGAAACCCGCTTTCAGTTTATCATTGCCGTTGGTGGGGAAATATTTGATGTTGACCAAGAATTGTCTATAAGCAAATCTGCAGATGGTGTTTACGCCGCAGGCTCTGGAGCGCCCTATGCTTTAGGTGCTATCCATGCAGGAGCAGATGCTTATGAAGCAATGGAAATTGCATCTAAACTTACAGCATTTACTGCTGGTCCATATATATCAAAAGAACAACCTAGAAGAATTAAGTAGGAGGAACTATGGCTGAAAAACGTGGCGGTATGCGCCCTACAGCACCACAGAATAACCCAGCAAATGTTTCCGCAACTGGTGGAGCAGGTCAATCTGGAAAACAACCATCGCGTTATATTTCAGGAATGCCATACGGACAAGGACAACAACTAATGCAACAACAAAATAGTGCTCCTATGTCAGCGGGTCCAGCAGAAGCACCAGTAGAAGCAACTCCATTTCAAAGACGTACTCCATTAGGAGCAACATTAACAGATGAATTGGCAACACCAGATAGAAACATTACCGCTGGAGTAAATTTTGGGCGTGGGCCTGGCGAAGAAGTATTGCCATCAAACATTTCTGGAGAAACTAGACCTACCGATAATTTAGCAATTGTTAAAAAATATTATCCAGCACTTGTAAGAGCAGCACAATTAAAAGATGCCCCAGATTCATATAAGCGTTTTCTTACTTACCTATCTGGACAAATCAGTGGATAAGTGGAGAGAAGGAACTCTTTACGACCATATAGACCAATTTGCCAATTCATTAGGTTATGAAAATGCAGCAATTGCTATAAGCCTTGCTATGGTCCCTTGGGAGTCAGTACAAGATAGAAATAGTTTTATTTACGCCATAACTGGCGACTCCCCAAAGGGAAATGATGGAAGAGAATATATTAGCGGAATGCCAAGGAGGTAAAAATGTCGTTATGGAATTCGTTCCTAGACAGTATTGCCAAACCTGCAGGCAGAGCAATTGTAAGTGGTGGTGAACAAGCACTTGGTTTTATTGGTCAAGCGATGCCTTTTGGTATTCCAAGTCCATCAAGTGTAATATCTGGCGTAGCAATTGATGCTGGTATTCAAATGGGAGTCTCCCCTATACTTAGCGCACAAGGATTAGATGCGGCTGCCGCTGCAGGATTAAAAGAAAATCTTAAATATGAAGTTAATAAAAAGGCACAAAGCAATGATATTACATTGCAAATTGCACATAAAGTTGTAGAACCAGTTATATCAAAAGGTTTACGAGGCGTAGGAACCGCAGCACTTGTAAGCGATGTTGATGGTTCACCATTATATCAGCCAGGTGAGTTTGAACAAGGTTTTCAATTAAATGATATTAAATCAGCCTGGAGTAGAACTGAAGAAGTTTCTGTAATGCAAACATTAACTCAATCACTTTTACTTAAAGACAGTCCATTACAAAACGTAGTATCAATTATTGCTGGAGAAGACTTTAGTGATGTTAACCTATGGGACGATGAAGACATTAAAAAGAATTTTTCTGATAATATTGTTGGAAAAATTTATACTGGTGGCGGAGACTTTGTAGTAAGTAATGGTTTAATAACACTTGCTGGTGGCGGTATCGGCAGACTTGGCATGCTTGGAAAAAGATTAGCAGGTCTATCAACAACAGGTAAAGCAATTACTACATTTGAGAATGAAGCAAAAGACGGACTATTATTTATTGAATCTAATGGTGCTCAAGGCAAGTTTAGCAATAGTGCCGCTGATGTAAAATTCTTAGCAGATACAAATGATGTATCTCAAATCATTGAAAGACTTGAGCCTTATACAACAAATTCAAGAATGATTGATGCTATCCGAGAGACACAAGACCCTAATGTTGTCCTTGATTTAATTCTTGCTGATAAGCAATATTTACCAGCAATTGAACGTCTAATTGCTTCTGGTTCATCTGAGTTCGGACATGTTGCTGGTATAACAAATACATTTAAAAATAGAGCAATTGATAATGGTGGCGTGTACCACCCAGAAGGTGATGCATTAGATAGAATTAATAAAGTTTATGATAATGCAATTAAAACTCCAGAACAGAAAAAATATTATGAAACAGTTATGGACCCTATTGCAAAATCACCTCGCGGTGGTGGCAAAGACTACTTTCCAATTGAGCCTAAATTAGGAGCACAACAACTTGCCGCGCTAAAAAATAGAATAAGCGTAGTCAAGAGTGGTGCTATAACTAGAGATTTTACTGACATTGGTGGTTGGGAAGAAAGAATCCTTGGAAATCACTTAGTTACTAGAGCAATCCGCTTTACTGGAAGTTATAAGCCTCTTGGAATTGTTACATTCTCTGGAGCAAGACCATTAGATGGTATGGTAGAAATACATGCTATGCTTGATGACTTAACTTTATTTGCTAATGGAACTAATAGAATTACTATTGCTCCACCTAAAAAACCTGGAATGGCCCCTGAGACAAAATCAGCAAGCCAATACAGATTAGACGTAATAAATGAATTTGTTGCAGCACCCAATGATATTGCACGTAAGGCAGTATTGGAAAAAATAGATGAAAATCTAGGATACCACCTTGCTTATAGTAAGGGTTTTTACGATGATAAAGCAATTAAAATATTTATAGATGATATGCGTGGTCGTATTGCTATCAGCCATGCTTCATTTGCTGAAAAGGGAATGGGAATTGACGCTCAAGGACACCGCGTTACAATTGACCCTCAAACTCAACGTCAATTAGTTGACTCATACCGTTTTGCTCCTTGGAATATTATTGAAAAAGAAATTATTCAATCAAGCAAAAATAATGTTTTAAAGAAATCTGGTTCTTCTGGAGTAGAAGTAACCAAGGCTATTTATGAAGCAACTAACCGTTATTGGACTTTTGATGTTCTTGCTAGACCGTCATACATTCCCAAGCAATCAATTGCCGAGCCATTGCTTAGTGCATATTTAGCCGCTGGAATAGGTTTCATTTTAGATGCAGTCCCAAATATGGCTAGAAATTCTATTAAGAATAATAGAAATCGTGCATTAGGAACATTGCAAAAAGTTCGCACAAAAAGTGAACTTAAATCTTTTCAAGAATATATAGATGCTAAAGGTGCTCAATTAGACGCAGCAGTAGCAAACTTGAATTCTCTTAATTCTGAATTCTTTACATTTTTTGAAACAGAAAATCTATCTCCCATGACGCGTTCCTTAAATGGACCTAAGGTTCTTAAGGACTTACGAGCAGCCGAAAGACTTGTTGACGAGATTGAACTTGATTTAATGGCCGCTATAAAGCCACACGGAGATTATACTCCAGTAGCAACATTTTCTGGTTTAGACCGTCGTATAAAATATCTTAGCGATAAAGCAGGCGGTAAATATGGTAATCAAATAGCCGAGGCTAGATTTGCTCTTAATGCTGCACGTGCTCAAACGCACACACTTATTCCAAATTCATCTGCTCTTATTAAAGTTAATGAAGACATAGCAGAGCAATATGAAATTATTGAAAATCTTCTTAAAGAACTTGGTGAAGCAAATCTTGATGAAGCACGTTTATTGGAAAAAGGTGCTGATTATACCAAGCGTTACTATGGTAAAGAAGAACATGGTAGATGGTATAAGGGCAATTACTATAAATTTGATGCTTTATTTAATAAAAACCAAAAAGGTGACGCTCTCAAAGAAGAACTTTCTAATACCGCTACTGTTGGTAGCGTATATTTAAATGAGACAAATGTGGGAACACGTCAGTCAATTTTAATGCGTAAATCTCCTAATACAATAACTGATGTAAATAATCCATTATACTTTCAAGAACTAGAGTATGTAGTAAATCGCCAGTTTCGTGGAGACCCATTAGTTGACCAAATTCTTGCCCAAAAAAGTCCTAAAGAATTAATTGAATGGGCAAAAGCAAATCCGTCCTATATTGAACAATTTGGTGTTTATACCGAAGGAACAATTCCAGATTTTGTTCGTTCTAGAATTGCATTTATTAATAGATACCTGCCTAGTAAGGAAGCACAAGCGGCAGCGTTGAAGGCTCCAGTAACAGCCAATCAATTAAAATTATTAATGGCAAAAAACTTAGATGAACTAAGTGCTATACACCCAACAGAACTTAACTATCAGTTGGCTGCTGATGGATTAGTTGGCGCAAGAGGTCTATCAAAGATTGATAAAGCGTTATCAGATTTTTCTAGGTTTATATTCCGAAAACTTGCTGCACCTGAGAATCCAATCCGTTGGTCATATGCAGATAAAATATTTAGTGACATCATGGTTAAAAAAGCAGATGTACTTAAAAAACAAGGCGTTGAAATAACAGATGTTAGAATGAATGCTTTGCGTCAATCTGCAACTAGAGAAGTAGTCGCTGAAACCGAAAAAACATTTTACACTATACGTAGACAAAATCGTGGAATTTATGCCTCAAGAGTACTTACAGCATTTCCAGCAGCATCAATGAATGCTTTTTATCGTTACGGCAGACTAGCAATTAAGAATCCAACTAGAGTTGCTGGGTTCCTGCATAGTTACAACTCTATGTTTACATCATTTGGTATTGATAAAAATGGCGAGCCAGTGACTAATCCTTTAGATGCTACACATATAGTTTTACCTATGTCAAAAGAACTTGGTTTATTTGGCGGTAAAGGTGTAAGATTAAGCGCCCGTTCAATTGGTTTCTTACTTAACATCCCTGGTCCATCATTTATTACTGCTTTAAGTGTTGGAACATTACAAAAATGGAAGCCATCAACTGAAGATACAATGAAAAGTGTTCTCGGTGATTCTTACGATATGTTTTTCCCATACGGAACTGGAACAAATATAGTTCAAACAATGACTCCAGTATGGTTAGATTCATTCCAAAAATATTTACTTGGACCAGAATCTCAACACGACTTTTTAAACTCTGTTAAATCAGTTGCTGACTATTATCACACTCTTGAGGATATGGGAATTCAAAAATATCCTGGAGATGATGTAATTAAAAGAAAAGTACAGGATATGTACGGAATAAAGGCTCAATGGCAATTTGCTTCTATTGCTGGTGTTCCTATTAAAGTTGATACAGACCCAATGCAATTGTATACCGATTATTACAAAACTTTAGTTAATAAATGGATTACTCTTGGAAACAACGAAGTTGATGCTAAGTTTCTTGCAGAAAAAGAAATGCTTGCTACATTGGGAGACAACTTCCCATTAGATAGAGTAACCTATAATGGTAAAACGCAGGTTGCTTATGTACCATCTAATTTAAAAACATATAATAGAGTTTTTGAAGAGAATCCCAAACTAACCGCTTCTCTTGCTAAGATTGACCCTAAGTTAGTTTCTATGCTTTTCTTAGATGTTAAAACTAAACCAGAAGAGTTTAATCTTGCTATATATAAAATTTTAAATGACCCTAATACCAAACTTCCTGGAAATATTCCATTTAACAAAATTAGGCTTACTCCAGAGCAATATGAAACTGAGCGTCAAATTAATCGTGCTCAACTTAAGTTTAATGAAAGAAAAGATAAACTTAATGCTCAAGCACTGGCTCAGGGTAGAGCAGATTACACATCTATCCCTCAACTAAAGGCTGAACTTGAGGCTTATGCTAAAGATGTATTAGCGCCTCAAAGTCCAGAATGGTTTGATAGATACAATGACCCTAAACCAAAAAATTACTCATATAATTATGCTAAAGGTCTTGAAACTATTGTGAACAATGTTGAGTTTATGACTAAACATGGCGATAAAAAAATGTGGCAAGATGTTAGTAACTTTATTTCAATGAGAAGTCAATATGTTGATGCATACCAAGCATTACAAGATAGAGACCCAAGAAAGAAACAATTAATTGCTGGATATCAACAATATCTAACGCAGAACATTTCTCAATGGGAACCTGCTTTTCAAGAAGTTATCAGAAGATATTTTATAAATGATAAAATGACAGAAACAATAGTAGGGATAAATTAATGGCAAAATTAACTAATGCGGAAATTGCTGCTGCTGCAGCGGCTGGCATTGATACCACTACTGATGCATTTACAAGAGATTATAGTGCTAAAGAACTAGCAACATTTAGAGCACTTCTTAAGTCTAAAATAGATGAAGCCGCCAAAGCCAAAGTAACAAATATGGCTGGATTTACCAATACCAATGAATCTGCTACATATAAAGACGCATTAAAGTTAACGCCAGCCTCAGCAAAAACATTACTTGAAAATGCTGTCAAGGATGCTCAGTATACTGGAACTTTTACAAGTGCGGATATAAAAGACTTTATTGCTAAATTCCAAGCATCAGCAAATGCTCAAATGCAGATTGTCATTAAAGACGCTCAGTCTAAAATGACCCCTGGGGCAACCCCAGCAGATTTAGCAAAAACGGTCAGCAGTTTAATGACTACAACTTATGCGTCATATTTTAAGCCAACTGATTTTGCAAAGGATTATGTTTGGTCTAAAGTAAATTTTGCTAATGATAAAACACTTGCTGGAAAGAATCTTGCTACATTATCTCAAGTTCGACAATTAGTTAAAGATTTTAATCTTCTTGGAGTATCAGATGCTGAGATTGCCATAGCAGCAAAATCTATTGCTAAGGGTGATAAAACACTTGCTGATTATACGGCAGAATTACAAAGAATTGCTATTCAGGAACACCCCCTACTTGCTGATAGATTAAAATCAGACCCATCATTAACTATTAAAGCAATTGCTCAACCAGTAATTACTTTACTTGCTAATACATGGGAAGTAGACCCTTCATCTATTGGATTAGATGACCCTATTGTATCTCAATATCTTCGCCCAGGCGGAGCAGATGGTAAAGGTGTAACTTTGAACTATGCTGATGTAAAACGGCTGGCACTTGCTAGTCCTAAATATGAAACAACAACTAGAGCCAACGAAGACGCCAGAGATGCTGCCGTCGGACTTGCTAGAGCAATGGGGGCTGGATTCTAATGGGATATAATCCAGAAACAGGTATGTATACACCTGATAAACCATCAACTGCTGTAGTCCCAGGTTCTGCTCAAGACCCATTTTATCAATCAACTGGTAAAATGAAAGAAGTAACTTTGCCAGATGGAAGAAAAATACAAGCACTAGATGTTGGTTCTACTAAGCCTCCTGCTGCTTTAGAAATTGGAAAAGTATCTGCTGCGTCAGGATTAACTATTACTGGTACAGAGCGTAACGCTGCTAAAGAAGCAGAAGCAAGAACAATAGGTTATACCAAAGAATACATTGCTTCTCGTGGTGGCATTAACTCACAAGGATATTTTAATGACACTCCTATATCTGGACAACTAACTGCTGAAGAACAAAAGCAAGTAAGACTTCCTAATGGCAACACTGATACTGCTGCAATGGCTAAAATTCTTCAAGAAAAACAAATTGCTGAATTAGTTTCCAAAGGAATGTCTACTGCTGATGCTACTAAACAAGTATCTGCTGGCTATGGAGAATATGGTATTGGCGGACCTTCTGCAGGTGCTGCGGGTGCTGCAGGCGCTGCGGGTGCTGCGGGTGTTGGAGGTGCCGCATCAGGCAGAACCCTAGCCTCTGATACTTTTACAAATACATTTGCATTGATATTTGGCAAGACTGAAGCGGCTCAACCATACGTGAAACAACTTTATACTATTGTATCTGGATTTTATAAAACTGGTTCGACCATAGAAGAATCTTTAAATTTAGCAATTCGTCAAGCCAGGCAAGACAAAGTTATTCCAGAATTTACAAAAAGGTTTAAAGGAATATTTGATTTAGAGGATAAATTCAATGCTGGAGCGGCAGTAGAGGTTCCAACTATTGCTGAGTTTTTTGCAGCAGAATCTAAAATGGGTGAACTATTAAATCAGGCTGGACTTAGTGATTTAGCCACTCAAGAATTTTTAGGAAATGTAATAGGCCAAGGAAAATCTGTTGCTACAGTTGCTAATTTAATTAGTGATGCTTTTAACACAATTGATACAGCACCAACTGCTTTAAGGGAAACTCTTAATACATATTTTCCAAACGTAGACAGAACATCTCTTGCCAAAGCAATCCTAACTGGAGAACAAGGTGCTAAAGCATTGAGCGATAAGATTAAAGGCATTTCTGTTCTTTCTGCTGCTGGCTCACAAGGTGTATCTGGAATTGGATTAGATTACGCACAAAACCTTGCTAACATGGGAATTGATTACCAAGAAGCATTAACTGGATTTGCACAGGTAAAGAATCTTGAAAGAGGAAATACTTTAGCCCAATTCGGTGGTGGAACATTTACTAGTGCTCAAGCGCAAAAGGCAGTATTTGAAAAAAATATTGAAGAGCAAAATAGAATTGAAGCACTTAAAGAATTAGAAAGAGGAAGATTCTTGGGAGACCCTGGAACTACTAAATCTTCTTTCACATCTGGAACATTAGGCCAGATATAAATTAGAATCCTGTGTGAGTCCATCGGCATCACATAGCGTACTAGACCGATAGCAAGAGCCAGGCTGGTTCCCCGACCAGAATCTGTGGCTTGCGACTACAACGAATAGAAGGGTGGGTTGCTATGAGCAACAACTACTGGGATGAAGACGAAGACGACCTAGATACCGACAACGGTGTGCAACTGGATGGAAGCGATTTACTTAAAAAA